GGTGAGTATGGCTCTAAAGGCGGTCGTCCTCATTATCATGCTTTAATTTTTGGTTGGAAGCCGAAAGATTTAACGTATTTTTATACGTCAGGTGATTGTCCTTTGTATCAATCAAAGACAGTTGAAAAACTTTGGGGCAAAGGTTTTATCACTGTTGGTGAAATAACTTTTGATACTGCGCTTTATACTTCTAAGTATCTTCAAAAGTTTAATCGTATTCAAGATAAGTGTCAAAAGCCTTATAATTGTTTTAGCCATTTTATTGGCTTGTCTGCGCTTCAATCTCTTAATTATGAGGTCGATGGTTTTTATATCCGCGGAAAAAAGTATTCTGTTCCGCGTTATTATGATAAGAAAGCTATTGAACTTGGTATTATTACCAAAGACGAGTTAAGAGAAGTACGTAAACACGCTTATAGATATGATTTACGAGGTGAATATGAGCGTAGGATACAAAAAATTGACGATTTTGAAAAAAATTATCAATATTCAGTTGACAGTCGTCTTGATGGTTTGTTAGTATAATCTTGTAAACATTTATGTTTGCAAATATTTTTTTGGAGGATGCTATGAAGCAAAAAAAGCCTGTGTATCAACAAACGTTTGATTATCTCGTTACCGATTACGAGTGGGACGGTGTCCGCGAGTGTCTTGTCGAGAAACCTGTCAAACGCGACCTTTTCGAGGAAATTCAAAGTTATAAAGATTGTGCTTTGGACGTTATCCTTGATAAATTCGGCGGTTATCCGCCTCTTCAGGACGGCAAAGTTCCTATTGAGGGTATAGTCGACTTTGACGAAACCGAAAGAGGAAATGACCTTTTAAAAATGGCAAGTCTTATTGACACCGCGGAAATGTATCGTGAAAAGTATAATCTTCCGTTGTCAATGAGCGTATCTGAGATTTACGCTGCGATTGAGAAAACCGCTGTCGAGGTCAAGGAAATTGTCGATAAAGATTTATCGACTGCAAAAGTGGAGGAAAAAAAGGATGAGAAGAAAGAGATTGTCGAAGAAAGCAAATAAGCGTAATTTTAGACGCACGGCAAGCCGTGTTTCTCGTAAAAATCTTGCTGCTCGTAATATGCGCGGTGGATATAGACTGTAAGGAGGTATAAAAAATGGTCTACGAACTTTATTGTATTTATGATAAAAAAGCGGGTATGTATAGTAACCCGCAAGTTGAAATCAATCAAGATTGTGCTTTGCGCCGTTTTGAGTTTATTTTAAAGCAATCTTCTAGTCAAGGTATTGAGCCTACTGATTGCGAATTGTATAAAATCGGCACTTTTGACAGTGTTAAAGGGACGATTGAGGCACTTGAAAAGCCTCTTTTTGTGTGTGGTGGTGTAGTAAATGAGTAACAATTTTTCTACTGTTCCTAATATTAATATTTCGCGCTCAAAGTTTACTGCGCGTTACCATCATAAAACTTCTTTTAATATGGGTAAGCTTATTCCCTTTGATGTTATTGAGGTTTTGCCCGGTGATACTTTTAAGTTAAAAATGAACGAAGTTTGCCGTATTTCTTCCGCGCTTATACGTCCTATTATGGATAACCTGTTTTTGGACGTTTATTATTTCTTTGTTCCTAATCGTTTATCTTTTAATAAATGGGCGGAAGTTATGGGCGAAAATAAACAAGGTCATTGGGTTCCTTCAAAAGAGGTTGATGTTCCGACATTTCAATTTGGCGAAGTTAAACAAGGTACTATAGCTGATTATTTTGGTTTGCCTATTAATCAATATTTGGGTCATACTTTATATGTGCCGAAGGTTTCTATTTTACCTTTTAACGCTTATGCGTTGATTTGGAATGAGTATTTTAGAGACCAGAATAATCAAGACCCTGTTCAGTTAGTTCATACAAGTATGTCTTTTGGAAATGCTAATTATAATTGGACACCTAATAATTATGCTAATGCATATCCTGCGCCTGTGTGTAAACTTCATGATTATTTTACTTCTGCACTTCCTGCTCCGCAGAAAGGCGAGGCTGTAAAGTTTTCACTTGTTGGAGATGCACAAGTAGTTAATGCTACTACGGGCAAATTTGTTCCTAATTTGTTTACTTCAACCGGTGATCCTGTTGGCGTTGCTGCTCGTTTATATGCGTCTTCTTCCGGTGGTTTGGGTATTGGTGACCCTGTATTAAGTGGTACAGAGGCACATCCTGACCCTTTACAGATGGCTTTGATGGCTAAGACTTCTGATTTGACTGTTGCAAATGTTAACGATTTGCGGTTTGCTTTCCAACTTCAAAAAATGCTTGAAAAGGACGCCCGCGGCGGTACTCGTTATCGTGAATATTTACAATCGCATTTCGGCGTAACGTCGCCTGATAGTCGTATGCAAGTTCCCGAGTTTCTCGGTGGTGCTCGTCTTCCTGTTTCGATTGAGCAAGTTGAGCAGACAGCCCCCGGTGAGGGTGAAAATACTGTCGGTCAAGTTGGTGCGTATTCTTTGTCAAGTGGTCGAAGCGGTTTTACAAAAGGTTTCGTTGAACATGGTTTTGTGATTGGCGTTTTGTGTGTTCGCCAACATCATACTTATCAGCAAGGAATTGAAAAGTTTTGGACAAGGAGGAAACGTACTGATTTCTATGACCCTGTTTTTGCTAATATTGGTGAGCAGCCGATATATCAAAGTGAGTTATTTTACGATAATTCCGAAACTGCTGATTACTCGAATACTGTTTTCGGCTATCAAGAAGCTTGGGCTGACTATCGTTATAAGCCGTCTCGTATTTCGGGTGAGCTGAGGTCTACCGTGACTAATTCAATGGATATTTGGCATTTGGGCGATAAGTACGCAAATGCGCCTATTCTCGGAAATCAGTTCTTATCTGAAACTACTGAGTATCTCGACCGCGCTCTTGCTGTTCCGTCTACTACTGCAAATCAGTTCATTATTGATATTTACATCGAAAATGAAATGATACGTCCTATGCCTGTTTATAGCGTGCCCGGTCTTATTGACCATCATTAAGGCGGTGATTTTATGTCGCTTACTGCTTTTATGTTAGGTAGCGCTGCTCTCGGCTCGCTTGGTAATCTTGTTACGACAGGTATAAATTCTGCTCTCGCAAAGAAAGCTCGTCAAGAAGAACAGAAATTTAATGCGCAACAAGCGGAAGTCGCACGTCAATTTTCGGCTTTTGAGGCTGAGAAATCGCGTCAGTTTTCGGCAGAGCAGGCTCAGTTAAACCGCGATTTTCAAGAGCGTATGTCAAACACGGCATATCAAAGGGGTATTGTGGACTTAAAAGCGGCAGGACTTAATCCCGCGCTTGCGTATAATAACGCAGGCGCAAGCAGTCCTTCAGGCTCTGTCGGTCAAACCGCAACGGCAAATTCCGCGCAGGCTTCCGCTTCCGCTCCTTATGCAAAAATGAGCAGCACGCTCGGTCAAAACGCTTTAAGTGCGTTTCAATCGTATCTCTCGTATTCGCTCGCTCAGCAAAAACTTGAATATCTTTACAATAAACCTTCTGTTAAGACGGTTTACGTAAAGCATAAATAGAAGCGCGGATGTTCGCACGCTCGGTATCACGTAGTTTAGGCAAAAACTTCACTTATATTTTTCACTGTGTCAGTTCTACCGACCGAGCGAAGCGAAGGGAGTTAGCAAGCGTAGCGCGCGTAGCACTACTGTTCGCGTCTTTTTAGCCCTCGCGCGATAAGCGCGATTAATTACTTTGTCAATATGAAAAAATTATCTGAAAAAACGAAAAACTTAATAAAAAAAATATGCGATATTTTCGTGTCGATTGTAAAGTCTATCGCGCTGCTTATCGCGCTTATTAAATCGCACTTCGCTGATAAGCGATAGTGCGGCAACCTTGTTACCTCCCGCGCACGCCGTGCGCGGGATAGTTATATATAGCAATAGTATTACTTGATTATTATTGCCACTTGACACCCCCCACACAAAAAGAGGTGATATTGTGTGTCTTAATCCTATCAGGAAAAATTTTGAAATTCAAGATAACAAGTTTGTTATTGATTGGCACTCGTCAGGCTCTGTGCAGGCAGGAAGCGTTATAGAATTGAGTTGCGGACAGTGTATCGAGTGTTGTATCAACCGCTCTATAAATTGGGCTGTACGCGCCGTTCTAGAGGCTCGTACGCACAAAGAGAATTGTTTTATAACGTTGACTTATTCAAAAACGGATGGAGAGTTGCATAAGGACGATTTTCAAAAGTTTATGAAGCGACTTCGTAAGTCGATTTATCCAATGCAAATTAAGTATATTATGTGCGGTGAGTATGGCTCTAAAGGCGGTCGTCCTCATTATCATGCTTTAATTTTTGGTTGGAAGCCGAAAGATTTAAC